CGTCGGAGCGGTTGACGAAGGCCTGCGTCGTCTGGCTGGCGGCGGTGGTGAGGCCGTTGAGCGCGCTCTTTGCCGCGTCGCGGATCTGGCGCAGGACATGGTTCGCCATTACGGCTTCTCCAACTGAATGCGAAGGATCGCGCCGTCGTCGAGCGGCTCCTCGTTGATGCAGCGGTAGACGACGCCGGCGATCGTCAGCGTGTCGGCGTTGGAGAAGCTCGGAATATCCGTGGCCTTGATCAGGACGTTCGGATTGGTGCCGGCGATGCCCAGGCGCGTCTCGTCGGGATTGTCGAAGATGACGTTCACCGTCACGCCTCCGCCAATGCCGCCCGCCTTGTAGGTCGCCGCGGTCGCGAAATCGGCCGTCTGGAAAAAGACGGTCAGGTCTTCGGTGAGCGGCATGGCTCAGGGCTTGAAGAGGCCCTTGGCCACGTCGGCAATCTTCTTCGCCGCCTTGCCGGCGAGCTTTGCCGGGCGGCTCGGTTCCTCGATTTCGTCGACGCGCACGGCGATGCCGGCCTTCACCAGCGTCTCCATGTCGGCATAGAAGCCCTGCTCGAGCACAGTGCCGGCGCTATAGGCGCGCCAGGATTCGACCAGGCGCACCTTGGTTCCTTGGGGATAGCTCATCTCCACACCTCGTCGGGCGGACCTTGCTTGATGAAATCGCGCGGCGACTGGTAGGTCGTCTCGAGATTGACATCCGGCCAGCGCACCGCGAGATCGCAGTGACCAACCGGCACGCGGCAGGCGAGATAGGCCGAAAACCCGGCCTTTTCCCATTGTTTCCAGAACCAGATGTCCTCATGGATCGAGCCAGGACCCCAGCCGCCCTTCTCGTCCGGCTCCTCGTTGAACCAAGGCTTCGGCAGGGCGCGGATCTTCTCCGCGCGCAGCAGCGTGCAGCCGAAGTGGGCGGTGCGCACCTTGAGCAGCTCCTGGTCGAATTCCTCGCGCTTCAGCCGCGCGCGGTTCATGCCGGGCGTACCCGATGCGACCGTCAGCATCGGCATGCTGTGGTGCCGCGATGCCTGGATCGGCGCGATCGCGTCAGCCTCGGGGTGGCGGCTCGCGACGTCGATCAGCGCGTCCAGCTGTGCACCGGTGAAGACCGTGTCGTAATCGAGCGCGAGCAGCCATTCCGGCCGGTCGCTATCCAGCGCGGTCTCGAAGGCCTGCGTCAGCTTGATGCCCCAGAAGACGCCCTGCGAGCGGCGGAACTGGATGCCGCGCTTCGCGCACTGGTCGTACATCACCCCCCAGAAATCATTGAATCCCAGGCGCGGCATCGATGCCACCGCCGAGATCCTCGGCCGCGGTCCGGGCTTGCTCGCCGCCAGGTTGAGCGATACCGGCAGCGCGGCGCAGTCCTCGATCTCGCTCGTCCAGTCGCGCACTCCGACCAGCCCGACCGCTCCGAGCAGGCGCGAGAGAAGGTCGCGGCCGAAGAGAGCGCGGTGGAAGTCGCGCTCGTTCGTCTGCCCGCCCATGACGTAGCCCTGGGCATTGACGTCCTCGCCGGCGAGGTATTGCTCGGCGACCCACTGGAAGTTCGGCACCGCGACCCGCAGCACCCCGCCCGGCTTGAGCACTCGCGCCCAGTCGGCCAGCACCGCCTGCACCTGGCCATGGGGGAAGTGCTCGAGCACATGGCTGGCGCGGATCTCGTCAACAGAGCCGGCTTCATCCGGCAGCGGAAAGAGCGAGTCGCCCTTCGCGCCGTCTCGCGGCTCGAAGCCGTCGATGACGGTGCTGCCGGCACCCAGATTGAGCCGCCTCACTGTGGCACCACCAGAACACCCAGAAGATGCGCTCCGAGACGCTCCTCCTCTGTCCTTACATCTTGGACAAAGGAATCTGCATAACGCCTTTCTTCGCTGGCGCGCCAACGCAAGATTTCGTTGAGCGTGATGCGCCCAATGCCTGGTTGCTTAAATAGGTCGTTCTCCGTCGCCGACAACACGTCTGCGAGGCACGCATATCCTGCCCTCAGCAGACAGTTGGCGGCCCGTTTCGACAGCCCGCAAGTCCAAACTGGATGCGTCTTCGGCATCGTCTTCTCCTGTCAAGAACTCCTGAGATTTGAAGGCAGCGGCAGCTGGTCAGGAAACCAGCGTTCGGGGATGACCCTAGCCGCGCCTTTTCCGCGTGATTTCTCTCATTAACTCTTCGAGCCGATCGATCTCAGCTGCCGTCGGCTTGGGGGCATCGATGTGAAAGATTTCCCCGCGCCCGTCACCAAGCTGCTCGAAGAATCCGCCCTGGACGCGCGTTAGTTCTTGCTCCCACGCCCATACCTCGATTCGTTCCAGCCAGTCGTAAAACTCCATCTGTTCGTTCCTTTTTCGAGAGGTCCGTGCAGGCGTCTGGAAAAAGGAACGGGCCCCGAAAGGGCCCGTTCCGAGACTGGCGAAGTGCCTTTTTTGTTATCCGTTGACCAGCGTGTCGACGCCGGCGTCGGCGGCCTGCGTCGGCTCCTGCTCGGCGATCTGCAGGTTCGCGATCGCGGTGAGCAGCTGCGTGGTGCGCACCGCGACCGAGAGGGTCAGGTAGCGCTTGCGCTTCTTCAGGTCGACGTTCATCTTGATGAGCGTGTTGCCCGACGTCTTGCCCGCCGGCAGGACATAGCCGACGTTGGTGGCGACCTGCGTGCCACCGACGAAGGCGACGATGTCCGTGACGGTGGTGGTGGTGTCGTCCGATTCGGAGAGCTTGCAGACGCTGACGCCGTCGGTGGTGGTATCCGCCGTGGGGATGGCGATGTCGAGGGTCAGGTGGTCGTAGCCCAGGGTATCGAACGACGCCGACGCCGTCTGGCCGTTGGTCTTGGATACCGGCGCGATGACGAGGACTGCTTTGGGAGACGGTTTCATTGCTGCGATTCCTTGTAGTCGAGCGGATGCAGGCGGCGGTGGGCTGCCGCCCGCTAGCGCTCAGGAGGTGGTGTCAGCCGGTGATCAGGTCGTGCCCTGGAGCGCCGCGATCGGGCCGCGGCCGCCGTTGACGTCGGCCGTGCTGGTGGTACCCAGGTCGTGCACGACGAGGTCGAAGCGCTCGGTGGCGATCACGCCGATCTGGCCGAGCTCGGCGTAGCGCTCCATCAGCGTCTGCATCTCGATGCCGCGCCGGTTACCCAGCGAGCAGCCGAGATCGAAGCGGCCGAAGAGCACCATCACCTTGGCGTTCAGCGTCGACGTCACCTTCGGCATGGCCTCCGAGGTGATGATCTGGTAGCCGAGGTAGGTGTTGTCCGGCGAGTTGCCCAGCGTGTCGACGCGGTTGCCGCCGGCGATGGCCTTCAGGCGGTTGAAGAGCGCGTGCTTCGCCAGGTGCGAGCACACCCACACCGCCTGCGGCGTGTCGGCGTACTGCGCCAGGTTGCCCATCGTGCCCGTCAGGTCCGCGTTGTCGACCGTGGCGAAGGTCGGGTGGCCGGATGCCGCGGCGTACTTGCTGATGTACGAGGAGGCCTCCATGTAGTTGTTGATGCCGCGGATGCCGCCGTAGGTCGACGTGCCGTCGCCGATCAGCATGCACTGGTCTTCCTTGATGGCGAAGGCATACGCCATCTCGCCCGCCAGGTCGTCCACCACCGAGATGATCGCGTCCTCGACCAGGTCGCGCGAGACTTTGGTCAGCGCGCCCAGCTTCTTCGCCGAGAGGGTGACGTTGTCCCAGTTCTTGTTCGACTCGGTGATGCCGACGCCGTCGTCGTCCTGGAAGAAGTAGGCGGTGAGGCCCGACTTCCGGCGCGGGATCTTCAGCGTGTCGTTGCCCATGGTGCGCAGGCGCGCCAGGCGCCGCGCGACGCCGTACTGGTCGCGCAGGTTGATGATCGCCGCCTCCATCTCGATCGGCACCAGAGCGCCGCCGAGGCCGAGCACGTTCTCATTCTGCGCGCGGATCTCGGCGCCGACCATCTCGCGGATGTTGCCCTCGGCATCGCGGTACATGAGCGGCATGCCGTGTTCGCGGCACCACTTCTTCGCCCAGTCCTTGTTGTGGATCGCCGCGGCGAGCCACATGCCGGCGCGATAGGCGCCTTCTTCGGCCTTCTGCACCCCGCCGCCCTCGATGGGCAGGTCACGGAACGCGCGCAGCTGGCCGACGCCGGCCATGATGACGCGGGCGCCGCTGCCGTGCGGCGTGCGCACGTCGTTGCCGTGGCCGAGCGACTTCTGTGCCGTGCGCTGCTTCTCGAGCAGGCGGGCCTTAAAGGTCTCGACGGTCGCCTTGGGATCCTGGGCGATTTCGGCGGCGAGCTCGGCTTCCTTGTATTCGGTGCCGGCTTTCAGGATGCTGCTGACGCGCTCCTGCTCGCGCTTGGCGATGGCCTCGGGCGTGTTCGCCGCGGCCTCTGCCTTCGCGCGCGCTTCTTTCTCGAGCTTGGCGCGCTCCTCGGCTGCGATTTGCGCGCGCAGCTCGGGGCTGATGTCTTTCGGGTCCATGGTGATTTTTCCTTGTTGGGGAACGGAGGGTTTCGGGGCGGTCTCCAGCTCGCGGCCTACGCCGACCGAGGGATCGGCCGGAATGGCGACGAGCGAGCCTTCGAGCGGCTCCCAGTCGGTGACGCGGTACGTCGCCACGTCCTCTTCCTGCTTCTCCAGCACGAGGTCGTGGATGATGTAGCCCACCGAAGCGTTCTTGCGGATGCCGTCGAGCACGTCGTGGAAGATCTCTTCGGCCCGTCCGCTGCGCCCGAAGCGCGCGAGGATCCGAAGCTTTTTTTCCGCGGTGATCTCGTAGCCCTCCACAATGCCGACCTGGTCGGCGCTGTCGTGGCCTACCAAAAGCGGGGCGCCGGACTTGAGGCGGTCCTGGCGGATGGATTCTTTCTTCATGTCGAGGACCTCGACGCCCCACCAGCGGGCATACGGCTCCTCGGATGCGATCGACAGCCAGACGGTGCGCGCTTTCTCGTCGATGGCGCCGGCGCGCTCGATGACGAACGCGCGCTCGACCTTGGTGCCGCGCAGCTGGCGCAGCTGGCCGTTCTGGTCGAGCTTGCGGAAGGCGGCCAGCTCGGCCGCGGTCATGGTTGGTTTCATCGGCAATCTCCCTTTAGGCGCAGTAACGCTGTGACGCCTCGGCGTCCACGAGCCACAGATGCGATTCGGCGGCGGCGCGCATCGCCGAGTAGTGCGCTGGCATTTCCTCGTCGGCCGGCTTGAATGCCGCCTCGAATTCGTCGACGCTCTTGGCGAAGCGGCGGTCGAATTCGTCGAACTGCTCCATCTGCTCGCGGGAAACGCCCCGCACGACGCCATAGGCCTTCATCACCCGCCGCGCCTGCTGCAGGCGCTCCGGCCGCGTTGCCCTGAAGAATTCGGCCCAGAAGCGCAGCTCGCGCATCACGCGCGTCTTGCCGCGCTTGCCGAACGCTTCCAGCCCGTCGACAAACGGCACCGGCGCGCCGAACGCCATGCGATGGACCTCCTCCGTCCAGACGTCGGTGAACCAGAACGGGAACCAGGTCGTGAACGGCTTGCCCAGCGCGGCGGCAAAGCGCGGGGTCATCACGGCAGCGGCGAGCGCGTGCGGTTCCTCCGCGCACTTCCAGCTGACGAGCGGCGTCTGCGCGCCATCCAGGCTGGCGATGTACTCGTCCCACCAGCAGGTGAGCGTCCAGGTGTCGTCGGTCCATTGCATCAGCCAGTCGAACTCGCCGGCCAGGGCCGCCTCGTTGCAGCGCTGCATGTAGGGCACCGCGGCGGGCCCGGGCCAGCAGATGACCCACGACGGCATGCGCCGCAGCGTGTCGGCGTCGTCCTGGTTGCACACCACGTTCCACGAAATGTCGTGCTTGCCGCTCGCGAAATCGCGCATCTGCTCGAGCACTGCGGCGAACTTGCCTCCCGAGCGCAGCGTCGGCAGGACGATGCGGATCTTCACTTCGAGTCGTCCGCGTAGCGCGGATCGCGCCAGCGCGGGATCCTTTGCACCTTGGCGTTCTTGCCGTCCTCGCCGCCGCCGGCCGCGGCGGTGCCATCGGCCTGGTTGGGGTCGATCGCGCCGGTGGTCTTGGGCGCGATCGTCTCGAATGTGATGCCCATGCCAGCGGCGAGCGTGTTTTCGTCCTTGATTTCCTGCAGCACGTCCTCGAGGTCCTCGCCGTTCTCGGCGGCGATGCGCGTGCGGCTCTTGATCTTCGCGTTGATCGCCTCGATCGACGCGCCGACCTCCTTGAGCGGATCGACCCAGGCCCAACGCCGGCCCTGGAAGTAGACGCTCTGGTACTGGTCGAGGCGCTCGGCCGGGAAGTTTAGCTGGCCCATGAGCACCTGCTGCGGCATCCAGTCGCAATAGAGCGGGCCGTGCAGGTGCTCGCAAAAGAAGGTCTGCAGCCCCATCCACATGTCGCGCTCGTCGAGCTCGCC